GGCACCACCGCGCCAAGCTCCAGCAGCTGCACGGCGCAATGAAGTAAGCCGGCGGCGAATTAACTTCCGGAGGTGAAATTGATTCCCGGAGAACAGTGCAAGCAGGAAGGCTGCAGTGGTCGCATGGTGGTATACACCACGCGTATCAATTTTGCGCTTGAGCTGCGCGTTCGATACCTGCACTGTTCAAAATGTGGCGACATGCCAGAAGGCAACAAATTCATTGTGCCGCTCAGGTTCGCTCCGGCAAAAGGATGTACTAAACCTAGTACAACGCTTCTACCGTAGATTGTGTTTGCCGATATCGTTGGAGCATGGCCTTTGACATTACAAACCCGATCGGCACTGGAACCGACCAGGAAATCGTCGATTTCACTCGTGCGGCGATCGCTCAGATCACATTGCATGGCCAGGCCTATTCAATTGACGGGCGGCAATTGACACGCGCTGACCTTCCAACGCTCCACGAGCAGCTGAAGATCTTCGAGGCGCGAGTCAACGCGGCTGCTGGTACGTCTCGCAATAAATCGAATCTCGCCTGTCTTAAGAGGCCAACCTAGTGGCGATGACCGAACGAATCCGAACGCAGCCCACGGCGGGCGTCAACTGGCTGGATCGAGCGATCCTGTCAGTGGCTCCCGTTTGGGGCGCGCGACGGATCGCCACCCGGCACCTGTTGGCCGCAGCCGAAACGTCTCGGGAAAGATTCGCCAGAATCGAGGCTGCCGAGCACAACGATACCCGCGGCGATCGCTGGTTGATTTCCCGCCTGTCCCCCGATTCCCAGGCGGAAATGGACCTGCAAACGGTTCGCGATCGCAGCCGCGACATCTACCAGAACGACGCGATGGGCGGCGCCGTTGATGGTCGTGTCAACCATGTAATCGGGACCGGCCATACTCCGCAGGCCCGAATCAAGGCCAGCGAAGGCGTTGTCGACGAAACGGCGGCGGAGGCGTTCAATATTGAACTTGAGGACGTCTACGAGCAGTGGAACACGCGAGCCGATCGCAGTGGTTTTCGATCGCTGTGGATGCTGTCACGTATCGCCGAACGTCACAACTGCGTTGACGGAGAGTCCTTTACGGTATTGTCTGACGTCGGCCGAGCGGACAAGCCAATTCCCCTGGCTGTCCAGGTAATCGATCCCGAGCGGGTTAACACCCCTCCGCAATTCGGCGGAGACAAGCTGGTTCGTCTCGGGATCCGCTACAGCGATCGCGGAGACATCCTGGGCTATTACGTCCAAAAGGCCCACCCGGGAGACACTAAAGACGTCAGGATCGATTACGAGTTCATCGAAGCCGATCGCATGCTGCACGTCTACGAACCGTGGTTTGCCGAGCAGTCCCGCGGCCTGCCCTGGATGACGCGGGCACTCAACCGAGCCAAAGACGCCAAAGACTACGATGAAGCGGCAATCCTCGGGGCCCAGATCGAAGCGTGCTTCGCGGCGTTTGTGAAGCCGTCCATGGGGACTGGCTACCTGTCCGCGGTGGGAGAAGCCAGTGGCACCAACTCCGACGGCCGGCGGTTGCAAGACATTGTCCCCGGGACCGTGCGTCACCTGGATCCTGGCGAGGATATTGTCTTCTCAACTCCCCAGAGGCCAGGATCCGGATTCACGCCGTTCATGGAGTGGAACTACCGGCGCGTCGCGGCGGCGATCAACTGGCCCTACGAGATGGTCGTCAAGAACTGGTCGAGCCTCAGCTTTGCTGCTGGCCGACTGGTGCTGACCGATGCCAAGAAGGCCACCCAGGTCGGGCAAAAAATCATGCGTGAGCAGTGGCTCTGCCGCATCTGGAATCGCATGGTTGATGAAGCGGTGATTCTCGGAGAGTGCTCGATCGATCCCCGGGCCTACCTGGAGTATCCCCACGTCTTCCGCCGGCATGTCTGGATCCCTCCGCAATGGGATTACGCTTTAAACCCCGGCGAAGAAGTGACGGCCGACGTCGACGAAATTAGCCAGAACTTGGCAACCCTCGAAGACAAACTCGGGAAACGCGGCTACGACCTGGAGGACCTAATCGAGAGGCGACGACGCGAGGTCAAACTGCTCACGGATGCCGGATTGATGCCAGCTTCCGCATCAGCGAGCACAACTGCTGTTGATGCGTCTCCGGCAGATCCAGCTGAAACTGTGGTCCAGACAGCCGAAGAAGGAGTCATCGCGTGAGTGTTTTGCAACTTCCTCCCCGAGAAGCCTTCCGCGTCGAACCGGCCATTGGCCTGCCGAGCAGTGCCCGCGTCGATTTCGACAAGCGGGTGATTTATGGCGCGAAGGTGATGCAGCTCGGGGCGTTGCAGCCCGGCGATCAGCGACCATGGAAGGTTGACTCGGTTACGCTATCCCAGCTGGAGACGCTGATCAACCAGCGGAACCGTGGGACGAAAATGCGGTTTGCTCACCCCAACATGTCTCGGGATGGCATGGGTCGGCACATTGGCCGAGCAACCAACGCTCGCCTGGCCGGAGAAGGCGACCAGCGATACGTGGCGGTCGACGCCCACTTGAGTGCCATGGGCGGATCGCGAACGCAGGAAATGGTTGAGCATGTCCTGGATTTGGCCCAGTCTGCCCCCGAGGACTTCGGGCTGTCAGTAGCGCCGCTCCTGGATCACGAAGCCATGGGCAAGATCGAGCCGGACGAGCAGGGGCTGGTTCCGATTCGGCTGAAGAGTCTCACGGCGATTGACTTCGTTGATGAGCCGGCGGCGACCGACGGACTGTTTTCGCTGGACAGCGAAGACGTGGCGGACCTGCCTGCCCGGGCGACGCATTTGCTTGACACTTTTTTCGCTGGATGCCCAGGTCACGTGATCCGGGAAAGATTTGGCGAATTTCTGGAACGATATTTAGCCAATAGAGGGATTACCCCAATGGCAGACAAGTCAAAAGAAGCATTCACGGTTGAAGAAGATGTTGCGGCCCTGAAGGCCGAAATCGAAGCCTTGAAGGCCGAGATTGTAGCAATGAAGGAAAAGGAAGAGGAACCGCCAGCCGCTCCCGAGGAGTCGCCGGCCGAACCGCCCGCGGAATCCATGATGAGCAAGGCGCAGGTCAAGGTTGAGCTGCAACGTCGCGCCGAGATCACGGCCCTCTGCAAGCTGGCCAAGGTTCCCGATGCGGACCGCGACCTGATGATCGCATCCAATTTCAGCCGCGCGGAAGCCCAGGATTACCTGCGAGCCAGCGGCCGGCTATCGGCTGCTAATCCGCCGGTGTCCGAAGGATCAGGTGATCTGACCGGCAAGAAGCCGACGCAGGAAGAAGGGTTCGGCCTGGAGTGGGACAGCAACCGCGACCTCTTCACCCGCCAGGGTGTCAGCCGCGACGCGTATATCAAAAGCCGCCTGCGCGACGTGAAGTAAACGGCAGTCAGCCGGCAGCAGACTTTTGGAACACTGAACGAATTCAAAACGATACGAGGAAATCACGATGGCTGTCACCGAAAACCAATTGATTGCACGCAAGGACGGGGTTCGGCAATCGTTCCCGGTTGCCGCGAGCACGACGATTTACGAGGGGGCGCTGACGTTTATCACCGCCAGCGGCTACGCCGACGATGACACCGCGACCGGCGCCAACCGCTTCGGTGGAATCGCGATCACGAAGGTCGATAACTCGAGCGGTTCGGCCGGCGACCTGAAGGTCGAGCTCTGGCGAACCGGAGTCTTCCTGCTGACTGGAACCGGATTTGCCCAAACATCGGTCGGCCGTGATGCGTTCGCCAGCGACAATTACACAGTGACCGGCGCCCCGGCAGCTGCTGGCGTTCGCATCGGAAAGATCGTCGAGTACGTCAGCTCCACGCAGGTCTACGTCGCAATCGACACCGACAATGAGACGGGAACGTCGACGGTGCAAACCAAGACGGCCGATTACACGGTGACGGTGGCCGATAGTGGCCGCACGTTCTCGACGGCCGGAGCCTCCGGGACGGTTGTTTTCGCGATGCCCGCCGCCGTGCCAGGCCTGAAATATCGGTTCTATGTCGGTGCAGCCCAAGAACTGAGAATCGATCCGAACGGCACGGAGACGATTAGCCTTCCATCCACCGGCGTGGCAGGCGCGGCTGGAAAGTACCTGACCGCCAACGCGGCCGGGGAAACGGTGGATATCGAATGTGCTGTCGCCGGAAGCTGGTCAGTGTTCGGCTACACCGGAACCTGGACGGCCGAAGCGTAGGCTCGAATCCCAGTGGCTGGGGGAGGCGGTGGCCACCAAATCCCCTGGTTTTTTCTCATACATGACCACACTGGGAGGTGAGGTTATGCAATGGCTCTTGATACAGCACGTGCGGTCGCGACCCTTCGCGGCCTGACGGCCAAGTTTGACCTGGCGATGGAACAGGCATCGCCGTTCTATCCCACTCTTTGCACCCAAGTTCAATCCCAGGGAGCCGACGAAAAGTATGGGTTCCTGGGTGCCATGCCTGGAATGCGGGAATGGCTTGACGACCGCATCTTCCACGGTTTGCGAGCGGCGGATTACACGCTTGCGAACAAGGAATGGGAGACCAGCGTTCGGATCGAGAAAAACGACATCGACGACGATCGATTGAACATGTACGGGCCGGTTCTCGAGAATCTCGGTGCCGAGGCTGCCCATCATCCGGACGAGCTGCTGCTGACGCTGATCGTCAACGGCGAATCGACGGCTTGCTTTGACGGCCAGTATTTCTTCGACACGGATCACGCTTGGGGTGATTCCGGAAGCCAGTCGAACGATTTGACCTACGCGGCTGCCAGCGGCACAACACCGACGGAAGCTGAGTTCCGCGCGGCCTATCACCAGGCCAGGGCGGCAATGCTGGGTTTCAAGAACGACAAGGGCAAGCGCTTCATTCGCCCGACCGTTCGGCCGTTCACCAATCTTTTGCTGCTGGTTCCCCCGCAGTTGGAAGAAGTGGCGAACCAAGCCATCAACAAGACTTTCGTCTCTGCCGGCGAAACGAACATTGTTCTGGACAAGCCGACCATCGTGGCGACCAGCGGCCTGACGGACGCGACCAAGTTCTACTTGTTCAACCTCAGCCAGCCGCTGAAGCCGTTCATCTTCCAGGCTCGCCGGCCGCTGCAGCGAGTCATGAAGGGCATGGACGATCGCGAGTTCAAGGACGTCAAGTTCATGGCGGACGCCCGTTACAACCTGGGCTACCTGGCCTGGTGGAACGCGGTTTTGACCACTTGGACCTGATAACTAGCTAGTAGTTGCCGATTCCAGTGATCGCAGGGAAGCGCTCACTGGACTGTGCTTGCTTGCAAAACTGGGAAGGAAAACATGCCTGAATTGATGCTGAAACCTGGATGGCCGAACACCTTTCGCCGATCGGTTGGCGAGGGAAAGAAGGCCAGAACGCTGGTCTTTAAGCCCAACCAGCCAGTCGACGTCAAGCCATCCGAGATCAAAGACCTCGGGCAAGATATCGGCGTGGCATTGTTCGAGATCGAGCGGGACGAGAAGGGGCGGCCCAGGTTTGTGGAGACGGTGGCGTCTCAACCGGACCCTACAATGCTGGACGAGGAGACGGCCGCCAGTGTCGCGCACGTTTGACGACAGTCTCACGGCTGACTTGGAGGGAACATTCTTCAACGCGAACGAGTTCGCTCCAACCGTGACGCTCGAGCGCGGGAAACGACGGACAATTGGCGTTTCGGCCATTGTCGCGACACGGTCGTATGAAGTCGGAGGAAGTGACGGAATCGTCAACTCGATTGCCATCGTTGACTTCGATTTTATTGCGACGTCCTACGCGATTGGTGGTATCCAGCAGGATCCGCAAAAGGGCGATCGGATTACGACACAGGACGGGGCAGTGTTTGAAGTCCGTCCGGTCAACGACAGCGGACCGTGGTTCGAACCAGTTGGTAACGGGAACAAGCTGATCCGAGTTCACACCCAACGGGTGAGGCGATAAATGTCCCAACAAGTCTACATGGTCGGCGAACTCCCAGAGATTGCCCGGGTAAACCTGGCCATGGACTCGCTGGCTGAATACCCGGTTCCGTTAACCCAGCTGCGAGTCTGGGACGCCATCACGACGCTACTGCCGGCGGCCGGCGCCTCGGATGACCTCGGCCTGGTCGGCGGAACTTTTGGATCGGCTTCTCCCAGCCTGCAGACGTCTGACTCGAAGGCGGCCAGCACGACGCAGCGGGCCCGGTTCCAATGGGCACTGCCACCCGAGTACGTGGCGGCCCAGCGGCTGCGATTGCGGTTGCATGCCGGGATGTTGACGACGATCAGCGACACCACGGCCACGGTCGACGTCGAGGTTTACGAATCAAACCGTGAAGCCGGAGTCGGCAGCGACCTCTGCGCGACCTCGGCGAAGACGATCAATTCGCTGACCCTGGCCGACAAGGAATTCGACATCGACGTTTCCGGACTCGAGCCAGGAGACATGCTTGACGTCAGGATCACGATTGCGATCGTTGACGCGGCAACCGCGACGGCCGTGAAGGGTGTGATCGGGGCGATCGAGTGGCTGGTTGATATTCGAGGTTGATTCTCCGAGGGAAAGGCAGTGGCCTCCGTCTACATTAGCACCGCCGATGCCGTAGTTACGGCGATCAATGCCGGAGTGAGCGCTGGTGCGTTCATTCGGTCATTTGAGGCGGCGCGCGGCTACGACGTGACGGCCGACCTCGAGGACCTGTACGGCCAGCTGCGGGTGGACGTGGTTCCGGCACCGATCCCCGGCGGAATCGACTCCCGCGGAGGATTTGTCTACCAGCCGCAGATTGATATTGGCATCCGTTACAAATTCGGCCAGCCGGACGAGAACAACCAGGGCTTGATCCAGCTTGGCGAGATCGACGCTTACGTGGAACTGCTCGAGCAGATTAACGAGCATCTCCGATCGGCAGCGTACAGGCGACTCCCGGCATACACCAGCGCGTGTTGCATGAAGTCGGAAATCCGAGCTCCATGGATTCAGAAGCACCTGCTCGCGTGGCGCCAATACACGGGGCTTTTGCGTTTGACTTACTTCGTTGAGAAAGACTTGTCGTGATCGTGATCGCTGCAGAAATCGCCGTCGGAATCGCGGTTGATGCTGCATTGATTTACGGTGCGAACAAGCTGATTGAAAAACTGCGAGAGTCGGCGGAAGTCGTCGCCAAGGAAGCCGAAGACTCGATCGAGATCAGCGACAAGCCTTCCCGACCTGGTCGGCCAGTACATAGCCGCCGTGGGAAGTCGAAACGAGCGATTCGAGTCGAAGTAGACGAGCAGGACCTGACAGCAAACGTCGGCTTCGCCGCCTCCGAGATGGGTGACTTAATGGCGGTCCACGAGAAAGGCGGGCAACGTGGAAAACGAAAATACAAGGCACGTCCCGTCATGGGGCCAGCCCTCGAGCGATCAGTAGACCAACTCACGGGCGGGTTTGAGGACTCGCTTTAACCAACAGAGGAGCAGAATCAATGGCACTCGCAGAAAAGCCAGTCCTAGGCCTGGAATGCTACCTGTACCGGAACACCAATACGAACGCGTCGCCGACGTGGTCGGCCATCCCGAAGGCGATCAACGTCAAGGTGTCGCTCAAGAAGGGGCAGGCAGCAATTCCATCCCGCGAAAGCGGCTGGCAGAAGTATCGAGGGGCGTTGAAAGATATTGAGATCTCCTTCACGTACCGCAAGAAGGCCGGAACTGACACGGTTTTCGCCGCGCTGAAGAACGCTTGGGTGGCTGGTACTCCCGTCCAATACTTCGTTGCCGATGGTTCGTCGGCCGATACGGGAACGCAGGGCATTCGAGCTTACTGCGAAATCATGGACATGGACGATACCCAGGACCTCGAAGCGGCCCAGGAAATCAACTTTGTCCTGAAGCCGACCTATTACGAGGAATCGTCGGCCGTCGTTGATCCAAGCTGGTACGTCGTACCCTAGGCTGAGTAAACGAGTGGCCGGCGTTGCGGCACGTCGGCCAGTCATCGTGGCGCCGCAGGATGTTTTCCCATGCCAGAATTTGATCACGACCGATTGGAAGGCCTGCGAAACGGCGCGTACGGGGCCCCCGAGCGAACAAACGTCGTCGTCACGGTGGCTGACCTGCGTTGGCTTACCGATCAATTGACCAAGTACGCTCCGCCGAAGCCGGAACCGGTGGTCGACATTCCGCCGGACGTCGAAGAAATCGAGTAACGATCGAGAAACGATCACGAGTTGAATCAATAATCCGCCAGCCGGCGGGGCAGCATAAGGACTCACGACCATGGCCGCGACACTGATTACAGCGACAAGCGTTCCCCAGTCGATGACTGGCCTGAACATTACGGACGCCACGTATTCGACTCTCACATCGGGAGGATCGAACGGTGTCAAGTTCACTGCTCCAGCTTCCGGCCTGGTGTTGCTGAAGAACGATACGGGCGGCAGTGCGGTCTTCACGGTCAACATGTCGACTCCGACGTCGATTTCGGCCTACTCGGGATCCGTGACGAGCCCGACGATTACCGTGGCGACCGGGAAGACTTATCTGCTTCGCTTGAGTGAGATCTTCAAGGACTCCAGCGGACAAATAACGATCACCTGCGACGTGGCAGGAAAAGTGATCGTACTGGATCTGTAAAAGGCCAGCGTTTTCACAGTTCGCAAGGATATGGCAATGCGACAAAATTCGTGGACTGATATCGCCGGCCGATCGTGGCCGGTGGTCGTTAATACCGCACTGATTCGTGCGTGTCGTGAGCAGCTCCAGGTGGAGCTAATCGACGTCCCAGCAATTTTTGATCGACTCGCATCGGACGTGCCGCTCCTGGCCGGCGTCCTGTGGCTGGCGAGCAAGGATCTGGCCAAGGAGCGCAAGGTCAGCCTCGAGGACTTCGAAAGTTCGCTGATGGGCGACATCTGGGAGGGCGCTGCCGATGCGCTGGCAAACGCCATCGTCGATTTTTTCCCGAGCGCCCGCCGGCAAGTCCTCCAAGCTCTGCGGGAGAAGCAGAAACTGGTGATAACGGAGGGGACTGCGATCGGCCAGCGACAGATTCAGAATCCGAAGCTGGATCAGGCGATCCAGGCAGCGTTGACGAAAGCGGAGAAGGACATCGAAGCCCAGTGGAGCAAGTTTGGGTCCGACTCTACGAACTCGCCGGATACGTCGGCGTAGACCCCGATTCGTATTCGCTGCGTCAACTGGCGTGGATGGCGAATGAAAGATGGAAACGCGAGTGGACCCATACAAGTCGATGGTGTGCCCTGCTTGCGAATATCCACCGCGACGAGCAAAAGCGGCGAAGGCCTTTCGATCCGTGGGATTTTCTGCCGGAGGACCTGCAGGCTGTCATTCCGAAGCCATCGCCGCAGCGGGTTCGGTTCACGCCTTCTGACCTGCATGCCCTGAAGGAGGCATTCGAGTAATGGCCTCAGACATTGAAGCAGGAAAAGCGTTCATCCGTTTGTTGCTGGACGACCAGACGCGCGAAGCGATCAAGCGGGCGCAGGTCAACCTGAAGGCCTACGGGGAAATGGCGAGCCAGATCAGCGGCAGCGTGGCGGCAAACACCAAATCCGTCATGTCCAGTGTCGAGTCTGCTGCGGAGTCATCGACGCAGTCGCTGTCTTCTGGGATCTTCTCCGCCGTTTCGAAGGGATACAGCGAGATCGATTCCGTGGTTGACAAGACCATGGAAAACGTTGGCCAGAGCTTCGAACTGCACGGGCAGATCCTGGAAGCCCTCAAGCCAGCCGCCGAAGTCGTCGTTGACGGTTTTGTTAAAGCCGGCGGCGAGGCGGTGCATTTGGTAAACGCGGTTGCCAACGTTGTAACGGCGGTCGCAACAGCGGCTGGGACGGCCCTGCAGTTCGGTCAGGCCTTTGGGTTCATTTCTCAGAGTTCCGACCAGGCTGGCGTGGCCGTTAACGCGATGGGCAGCCAGGGAACAACAGCTTTTGGTGCCGTTAAATCGCAGGTGGACGCTCTCGTTTCCGCGATTCGCGACCAGCTAGCCCCGTT